GGATCAAATCTAATCCTAATCTGGGGGTAACAGTTGATAAAAGTTTTCTTATAAAGCAGGTAAAACAGGCGATCAATTCTCCGAGTGATGAGGTAGGTGTCAAGACTAAGAACCTGAATGTGTGGTGTGACTCGGTAAGCGTATTCATCCCTGATGAATATGTCGTGAAGGCTACAAAGAAGCTCAATATAGAGGATTTTAAGGGTGAGGAGTGTTTTGTTGGAGTGGATCTGGCTTCAAATGTGGATTTAACTGCTGTCAGTTATCTATTTGTCCGGGGTGATAAATATAATTTCATTAATGATTACTACATACCACGTGAGACACTCTCTACAAGAGTTCATGCAGATATTGAACTTTACAGACAATGGGCCGGGAATAAATATCTTAAAACAACAGCAGGCAATGTGACGGATTACGATTACATAACAAGGGATTTACTGGCAGTTGAGGCACAAAGTAGCATAGAAACAGTCTATTATGACAAATATAATGCTACTTCATGGGCAATACAGTGCACTGAGCAAGGTCTGAAGTTGGAACCATTCAGTCAGACAATCGGAAACTTTAATAACTGTACTAGGGCTTTTGAGAGGCTTATGTTAGGTGGGCAAATCTTCATTGATGACAATCCGATAACAAGGTACTGTCTGCGTAACGTGGAATTGCGTTATGATTTTAATGGCAACTGCAAGCCATTGAAACTAAACGAAAAGAAAAAAATAGACGGTGTTATAGCTATGCTTCAGGCTTTAGCCGCTTTTATTGACGCATCAAGTAATTATCGTGGTACAAATATATTCTGATGGCAAATAATATTTTCAAACGTGTAATGAATGCTGTAATAACAGAAATAAGAGGTGTTTCATATAGTCCGACAAATGCAATAGGCTTGCCGTATGGCTTTGCCAGCTATCCTTTATCTGTTCAGCTTTCATTACAACTCTCAGCAACTTACCGTTGTGTGGATGTGATCTCTGATGCTATTGCTTCGCAGACATGGGATGTGTTGGATTATGTTGAAGGAGGATGGACTTCAGATCCACTGGACCCGATTGGTTATATCCTAAACAATGATCCCAGTCCTTCGATGTCACGTTATATAATGATGAAGACATTAATGGCTAAAGTGCTTTTGGAGGGCAATGGTTATCTGATTATTAACCGGCCTTATCCAATGGGAGACCCTTTGTCATTCACTCTTGTAAATGATACGGTTAAAACTTACCAGCGATCGGATGGTACATTGTATTATGTTGTCGGCAAACCAGGTAAGGAATTTATAGTTGATGGTCAGGACATGATTCATATTCTGAATTTTAGTTATGATGGTCTGATCGGGGTATCTACTTTGCGCCATGCTGCTAATAGCATTTCATTGGCTTACTCTTCGGAGCAGTCGGCTAAAGGATTCTTTTCATCAGGTGCAAATATGTCGGGTATAATACAAAGTGAAACCAAATTAACTCCAGAGAAAGCAGATGACATAAAAGCCAGCTGGGCAAAAGCTTTTAATATTACTTCTGGTACGCCCGGAGGTATAGCAGTCATGGAGGGAGGTCTGAAATTCATGCCGGTAACAGTTAATCCTAAAGATGCTCAGATGTTGGAGACACGGAAGTATAACGTTATAGATATTTGCCGCTTCTTTGGTGTTCACCCTTCAAAGGTATTCGATGATTCAAATTTAACATATTCAAATATTGAGAGTTTCCAGTTAGGATTTATTACTGATACTGTTACGCCGTGGGACTGCAAAATAGAATCAGAATTTAATCGTAAGATATTCCGGCCGTCAAAAGCCATAAAGAAGCGTTTAAACCTGAATATTAATGAGCTTTTGCGAGCTAATCTCGATGCTAAAGCTAATTATGTGAGTAAGATGTTTCAATGTGGTGGTTATAAAATTGACGAAGTCAGACGAGAATGTGGCAATCCACCAATAAAGGGTGGAGATAAAGCTTATGTCCCTATGTCAATGATAGCAGTGGATACTCCAATTACTAAAAATATAAAAGTTGACAAACAAATAAAAATCAAAAAAGAAAATGACGGGAATATATCAGATACAATCGAGGAGTAAACCTGATCGAATTTATGTGGGTAGTGCGACTAATTTAAACAATAGAATGTCTTGTCATTTCAAGAATTTGAGAAAAAATATACATGATAATAGTCGATTACAAAATCATTTTAATAAATATGGTACTTCTGATTTGTTATTTTCAGTCTTAGTATGCTGTGAAAGGTATGATTTAATTAAGCATGAACAATTATTTATTGATTTAATAAATCCATGGTTTAATATTTCAAGAACTGCAGGCAATTCTTTAGGATACAAACATACGCCAGAATCATTAGAAAAGATGAGAGGGAAAAGGAAGGGATGTATTACATGGATGAAGGGCAAACATCATACTAATGAAGCAAAAGAAGCAAATAGAATAGCACATTTAGGAAGAAAATCATCAAAAGAACAATGTAAAAAACATAGTATAGCTATGATGGGGAAAGGTAATCCAAGATTCGGGAAACATTGTTCCGAAGAAACCAAGCAAAAAATAAGAGATTCTAAACTTAAAAAAATAGTGTAATGGATATTGAAATAAGAACAATAGTAAGCGAAGATTCTGAAGTTAGGATTATGCCTAATTCCCGTAAAATTACTGGACGGTGCATAGTTTTTCTCAAAGAATCAAGAAATCTTGGTGGTTTCACTGAAATCATTTTACCGGAAGCGGTTCAGGGCGTTATAGATAAAAGCGATGTATTCGCCTATCTTAACCATGACAAAGCGAGGGGCGTATTAGCACGATCTGACAAAGGAACTGGATCGCTAACATTACAACCAGATGAAAAGGGGTTGAATTATACTTTTGATGCTCCTGCATTTGGTTTAGGTGATGAACTTATAGAAAATATAAAAAGAGGTGATATTAAGGGTTCTTCTTTTGCTTTCAGTATTGCAAAAGGTGGTGATAAATGGGAGAGGAAATCGGATGGGACTGCATTGAGGACAATTAATAAATTTGAAGTCCTTTATGATGTCAGTCCGTGTTATAATCCTGCTTATGTGAATACAGACGTAGCCCTAAGGAGCCTTGATGAGGTAAAAAAAGAAGATTTGGAAATAACTATAGATCCAATAATAAAAGGGGAAGATTTAAATATAACATTAGAAAATAATTTGGAACCGCTCGAAATATTGGAACCAGAACTGAAGGTTGAACTTGAGACTAAGCCTGTAATAGAAGAACCTATTATAGAGCCGATAGTTAGGGAAGAGCCGAAAGTCGAGGAACCAGTTATAGAGCAACGAGATATTAATTTAATACATAATTTAATGACAATTAAAGAACTTAAAACTCTGATGGCTGACGCCACGGAGCAAAATGACAAGATATTTGAAGCTAAAAAAGCTGAAAATAGAACATTAACTGATAAAGAAGAAGCAACTATTGCCAATAATAATCAGTTGATGAAAGAATATGGCCTTGAAATTGAATCAGAGATGCGCAAGGAAGGCCCGGCAAGTTTTGTTGGTGCAGGTGGTCCATACTTCCATTTCGCTAAGGAGAAAGAGGAGTTTTCACTTCTAAAGACTATCCGTGCTCAGATAAATAAAGATCCATTACCTGAGGCAGCAAGGGACATAACAGCTTTGGGAAAGGAACAATTTCGTTGTGCTGACAAAACAGCTACGGGATTTGTAACTATTCCTAATTATGAAAGGGCTGTTGTGGGAAGGAAGGAATTGCGTGCTGCTATTGCCGCACAGACACCAACGGCAGGTCAGGAAATAGTTGCAGAAGATAAAAAGGCTATTCTTCCTCCGCTGGTTGATAGGTTGGTTTTCTCACAGGCTGGAGTGACCTATATGCCCGGATTGGTTGGAGATGTTTCAATGCCGAGTTATGCAGGTACAGCCGTTGTATGGGCAGATGAAAATGAAGAATCCTCTGACGGGGGTACGACTTTCAGTGAAGTTACTCTTGCACCCAAGAGACTTACTGCTTTCCTTAATGTATCAAAAACATTCTTAGCTCAGGATGGTGTTGGTGCTGAAAGACTTTTGCTGGATAATATTGCTAATGCGGTTGCACGTATGCTTGAAAAAACAATTCTTGGCCCTGCGACACTCAGTACAAAGAAACCTTCCGGGATAGGATACAAGCTGAATGCTGCAAACGGGGGTGGTGAGACAATACTTACTGGTGCTGCGATTACCCATGCGGCTATGGTAGGGTTGGAAACAGCAGTTGATGTAGCCAAAGCTCTTCAGGGTAATCTTGCATATATCACAAACGGAACAGCAAGGGGGATTTTGAAGGTTATAGATATTGGAACTTCCAATGATACAGGAGATTTTCTTATGATGAATAATCAGATGAATAGTTATCCGGTACTTGTGACAAATGCAATCGGAACGGATTATGGAGCTGCTCCCGGAACCGGGAATATGGTTTGCTTCGGTAACTGGGCTGATCTTTGTATTGGACAATGGGGTGGATATGATATTACTGTTGATCCTTACACGAGGTCTAAATTCAATCAGGTTGTCATAGTCATCAATGCTTATTTTGATGCTAAAGGTCTTCGGGGGAAATATCAACCAGGTGATGCAACAACTCTGGATGAATATACTAAATCATTTTCGGCTCTTTCTATTTCATAAACTATTAGGGTTGGCAGGGGTTAAAATCCCTGCTCTCCCTTAATTAAAACGATATGGCAATACAGAATTTATACGGTCTGACAGGAGCAGTTTCAAATCCAGCAATTTATGCTACTGATCCTATTGATTTCGTAGCTGCAGCTGTTGATTTTGAAACTATCACTTTGACGTGGGATGAGACTGATATAGTAGGTGATTCCCTTCGTATTCAGATGTCAACCGGGACTGAGGCTGATGGTACAGTAGCAACGAACGGGACTGAGAATGTAACAGGTACAGGAACGGTATTTAAGAATTACAAACAAGGAGATTTGATTCTCATTGATGGTGAAACGACCAGAAAAATAGATCTTGTCATCGATGACTTTCATCTAAGAACTGATAAGTATTGTAGTACCACAGAAAATGCTTTGGCAATGGTTGTCTGTGATGGTAAATGGGAAGAACTGGTGGCTCCGGCATTGGGGGTAGGAACACTTGAGGTTGGAGGACTGGATGCGTTGACGACTTATTTTTTCCGGTTATCAACTCATTACAGACTTAAATGGTCATTATGGAAAGTACATTATGCCGTAACAACTACGGCGGAATAATTTAATAATTAAAAAAATGGCAAAGAAAAAATTTTTATTTGATTTTACGAAGTTTGCAACTACTAAGTTAATTTCGGCTGTGATAGCAGATTTAGCACCACAGAATATAGTTTGTACTTTTACAAGTATCAAACCATTTAAGGGAGCTGTATATGGAGATTTCTCTGTGACAGGTACAGCTAAAACTGTTGATTCCTGTACATTATCAGGTAATATTGTGACGGTTCATGTTACTGAGGCTTATGTTTTTGGTAATACCTGTAGCCTGGTTTATGATACTTCAAAGGCAAAAGGAGATACCATAACTATTCCGGTTGATAATCTTGTAGCGGAATGAGTGTATATATAACTCTGGCAGAAGCAAAAGCTCATCTGAGGGTTGATTTTGATGATGATGATGATTATATCCAGTCGCTTTGTGATCTGGTTGAGGAATTAGTTCTTACTGAGATACAAGGTGAACATTCTGTTCCTATTGAGGGCACTGTATCAACAGATGAAACGACTTCAATAACCGGATTGGCTACTAATTTCTTTGATTATGTGCCGGGTGATATAATTCGTGTCCAGGGTGAAACGCCGAGGGTAATTGAATCAATTAGTAGTGATATAGATATGGTAGTGACAGTTGCAATGTCAGCAACGGCATCAGGACTGAATTATGTTGTTTATACTGGTTATCCGGCATTGAATACTGTTTTGCCATTAGGATTAAGACAAGCCATGCTGTTACTTGTAGGTCATTACTTTATGATCAGGGAGCCGGTTATTATCGGGGTTGGTGTTAGTGAGATACATTTTGCTTATAAGTATTTGGTGGCTCCATATAAGCATTACACTATAAGATGAAAGCAGGTAACGCATATCACAGAATAAGTTTTTTTGCTAAACTGAGCAGTCGTGATGCCTACGGAGCGAGTTCTGATTCCTGGGATTATGCTAATCCAACTATTGAAACCAGAGGAGAGATCAGATATACAGGGGGTAGTAAGACATTAAGCAATGAAGAGAAGTTTTATTCAAAAAATATTGAATTGATTGTCCGTTATCGGAGTGAGATTGTTGAAACTATGAAAATCCAGATTGATGAAACAAATGATTTGTGGATGATTACTTACATGGAGATGCTTGGCAGGAATGAGAGTTTAAGGCTGACTATTGAGAAATGCAATGACGGGTTAAGGATAATAACTAATGATACAGGGCTTCTGATAACTGATGATGGCGGAGATTTTTTAACAGATGAAAGTGGAAATTTAATAATACAATGATATGGCAACTTCAAAATTAAGAGAAGCATTGGTGGAATTATTACCTGCCGTAAATAGTGCGAATAATGCTCAATTAGCAGATGTTATCGGGCGGAAAGATGATGTTTCCGGGGGTAGCATCGTGGCACTTATTAAAGCAATAGCAGCATTAAGTTGCGAGATAGATGAACATTTTAAAAGTTCTGCATCATGGTTTGAGAAGGCAGGCACTCCGGACGGGGAAGATCATGTAGCAGATCGGATAGGTACTGTTGGGGGATTAGGTCCTTTTATTATAGATGGTGGGGATCATACGTGGGGAGACTGGGTGCAAATACTCGGTGCAGATGATACGCCTGCAAGAATAGGGAATACTAAATTCCATTTTCACGAATTACAGATGACAGGTAATGAAAGAGATGCAGACTATTTCTTTCAGATAGGCTTCGGGGAAAGTGGAGCAGCAGCACTGGCAGCAGGTACATACACAGAAAAAGCACTAACATTTAGTGGTTTAAATGAAGAAAAATGGTTTTCAACTCAAAATAATGAACATATAGCCGGAACGAAAGTGTGGGCAAGGTGTTCATGCCCTTCAACAGATACCGGAACACTTGATTTTTACTTTGGTTTACATGAACATAATAGTTAATAATTTAATAATTTAAAAATATGAATGTATTTAATGCTTTAGAGAAAATTGCCGGTGTGTCTGGATGTTTCCTGATAGTCGGAGAAGTAAAAACAGCGATGCCGGAAGGGTATGCTGCTTACGCAATAATAGTAAGAACGGATGCAACTGTGATAGCAACACTGGATCATCTCATTGAAAGTGTTCCTGTTACGTTGGCTGATGCGTCATGGGAAGGCAAGGCACTATTAAGAGGTGATCTAATAACTTTTGAATTTCCGGTTGTGACAATAACACTTACCGCAGCGGGAGACAGTGTATTTGCTTATTTACAACCAACAGAATATGTTGCGCCACCTGCGTAATAATAATTAAAAATTATAGATATGGAAGGCAAATATGAAATTAAATCAAAAGCAACCGGGAAGGTTGTTTATGAAGCTGAATCTGATGATATAGCAAATGATTGGAATGTTAAGAAAAGAATGATTTTGCTTAATATGGATTCTGATAAGAAATTACGCAGTCATCTCGAAAAATATGGGATGAAAGATTTTGAATTTTCGGTTGTGACAAAAAAAGAAATCAAAATAACAGAACCGAAAATAATAGTTGAACCGAAGAAGAAAATTACAAAACATAAAAAGAAATGATAATAGGGATAACGATATGGAGGTAACAGTTGATACCAGTCAAATTCAGATACTTGAAGATTTCTTCAATGACCTCAGCAATGCTGATCAGCGGAAAATATTTATGGCTGCTTACCGGAAGGCGGCAAAGCCATTGGTTATGGCAGCGAAGTCCACTGTTCCATACAGGACACGGACTTTGCTCAGGTCAATAGGCACGGTTGAAGTGCCGCAGGAAATTGCAATACTGGTTGGGGCAAAGAAGTCAGGACAATACAAAGGATGGCATGGTCATTTAGTGGAGAGTGGCACAGTGGAGAGGTTCCGTAAAAAAAGCGGTGGTGCAACGGGCAAGATGCCAGTTTCACATTTCTTTGAAAATGCTTATAACGCTACGGAAGATCAGGTATTTGGAACTATTGAGAAAAGTTGGTATGACGAAATTGATAAATTCATTTTAAAAACTAATAAGAGATTGAAATGATAGGAAAAGTCATAACGCATATTCTGAAAGACAATGCTGATTTGCTTTTGTTAGTACCGGAGGCAAATATCTATCCTTATGTCATTAATGAGAACACTCCTCTTCCGGCAATAGTTTATACTATTGATTCGCTTGTGCCGGAATACACTAAGGACGGTTGGGTTGGTGATGATTGTTCTTTTAGTATAGTTTCATTTTCTGATGACTATGCGGTGCTTCAGAATATTGTAACGGAGGTGCGTAATGCTTTGGAATTAGAATCAGGTGTAAATGAAGGCATAACGACACAAAGGATATATCTGACGGGACAATCGGAGGGTTATAACATAATAGAGAGTGTATTTTTAAATAAGTTGAGTTTCAGTACAGTAATAATAGGTTATTAAACAATTTAAAATTAAAGAATTATGGCAGTAGTTATCAATGGTTCAGACATTTTCGTATATATCGG